GCAGCAGGTAGACGTTGTGGTAAATCACGACTTGCTGCTTGGATGCTCATCATCAATGCATTACAAAGTAAATCAGGCCATGTCTTTTATGTTGCTCCAACACAGGGACAGGCCAGAGACATTATGTGGAGTGTGTTAACAGACTTAGCACATCCCATCATTACAGGATCGCATGTCAACAACATGCAGATAAAGCTTGTCAACGGAGCCACCATCAGTTTGAAGGGTGCTGACAGGCCCGATACAATGCGTGGTGTTAGCCTCAAGTTTTTAGTGCTTGATGAATATGCTGACATGAAACCATCAGTGTGGGAAGAAGTGTTACGTCCTGCGTTGGCTGACCAAAAAGGAACAGCCTTGTTTATTGGAACACCAAAAGGACGTAATCATTTCTACGAATTGTATAAGTATGCAGAGTTGAGCGAAGATTCTACATACCACGCTTGGCACTTTACATCCTATGACAACCCTTTGCTTGATCCTGAAGAGATTGATACAGCAAAGCAGAGTATGTCTTCTTATGCATTCAGACAAGAATTCATGGCTAGCTTTGAAGCACTTGGATCTGAGATATTTAAAGAAGACTGGGTGAAGTTTGAGAATGATGAACCTGACCAAGGTGATTATTATATTGCTGTTGACTTAGCAGGTTTTGCAGATATTGCAAATGCTAAAACATCTAAAAGCAAAAGACTTGACCAAACAGCTATTGCCATTGTCAAAGCCAATACAGATGGATGGTGGATTGCTGATATTATCTACGGGCGATGGGATATTAAAAAAACAGCCAGGAAGATATTTGAGGCTGTAGAAAATTACAAGCCTATTGCTGTAGGCATTGAGAAGGGAGCATTAAAGAATGCTGTCATTCCCTATCTAACAGATTTAATGAAGAGTAAGCAGCGTTTCTTTCGTGTTGAAGAACTAACGCATGGTAATAAGAAAAAGACAGATAGGATTGTGTGGGCTTTACAAGGTCGCTTTGAACACGGTCAAATCCAACTATCAGAAGGAGAGTGGAACACTGAATTTATGGATCAGTTGTTTCAATTCCCCAATCCACTTGTCCACGATGATTTGGTGGATGCATTGGCGTACATAGATCAGCTTGCGAAGGTGAGCTACTACTACGACTACGAAGAAGACGACTACGAAATCCTAGATGCAACCGCAGGATATTAAAATGCAAGACGACTACAAAGGACTATACGAGACTGACACTGCCGGGTGGATCATGGCAAAATGTGACCAATGGCGTGACCACTACGAATCCAACTACGCTGAGAACTTTGAAGAATACTACCGCTTATGGCGTGGTATCTGGGATCCGTCAGACTCCTTACGCAACTCAGAGCGTTCACGAATCATTTCTCCTGCACTACAACAAGCGGTTGAGAGCAGTGTTGCTGAGGTAGAAGAAGCTACGTTTGGCCGTGGTAAGTTTTTTGACATCCGTGATGATTTACAAGATCAGAATAAAAACGACATTGCATTCTTACGCAGACAACTAGACGAAGACTTTAAAATCACCAAAGTCCGTAAGGCTGTCTCAGAAGCACTCATCAACTCCGCTGTATTCGGCACTGGTGTTGCTGAACTGGTCATTGAAGAAAAGAAAGAGATGGCTCCCGCTACCCGTCCTATCATGGAAGGCGCAATGGAAGCTGTTGGTGTTGAGATGCGTGATCGCTTTGTCGTTAAGATTAAGCCCATCCTTCCACAAAACTTCTTGATTGATCCTGTTGCAACAAACATTGAAGATGCACTGGGTGTTGCTGTAGATGAGTTTGTTCCTAGACACCAAGTAGAGATGTTGATTGAAGACGGAACCTATCGTGACGTTGTTCTTGAAAACACCTATCCTGATGTTGACCTTGAGCCAGATCAAGACCTCACCATTTACGATGACGACAAGGTACGTCTAACAAAATACTACGGACTAATCCCCACCTACTTGTTTGAAGCAGAAATGCAGAACGAACTAGACGAGGATGAAGAAGTTGCTGATTTGGTAGAAGACAACGAAGAGGAAACCAAAGGCTACACTGAAGTTGTGTGTGTCATTGCCAATGGCGGTCAGCTACTGAAGATTGAAGAAAACCCATACATGATGAAAGATCGTCCTGTCATTGCATTCCCTTGGGATGTTGTACCGGGACGCTTCTGGGGTAGGGGCATTTGTGAAAAGGGCTACAACAGTCAGAAAGCTCTTGACACAGAATTACGTGCTCGTATTGATGCTTTGGCATTGACAGTGCATCCTATGCTTGCTGTAGACGCTTCTAGGCTTCCTCGTGGTGCTAAGATGGAAGTACGTCCGGGCAAGACAATTCTCACCAACGGCAACCCTGCTGAAATCCTACAGCCATTCAACTTTGGACAAGTCAATCAAATTACGTTTGGTCAGGCTGCAGAGTTACAAAAGATGGTGCAGATGGCAACAGGTGCTATTGATGCCGCAGGTATCCCCGGTTCTATCAATGGTGAAGCCACTGCCGCAGGTGTCTCAATGTCGCTAGGAGCGATTATCAAGCGTCACAAGCGTACTTTGATTAACTTCCAAGACTCTTTCTTGATTCCAATGATTGAGAAGTGTGCGTGGCGTTATATGCAGTTTGCACCTGACTTGTATCCTGTACAAGACTTTAAGTTTATTCCTTCTAGCTCACTAGGTATTATTGCTCGTGAGTATGAAGTAACACAGCTTGTACAGTTATTGCAAACAATGGACAAGCAGTCACCAATGTATCCAATGTTGCTTGAGGCTATCATTGACCACATGAACATTTCTAATCGTGAAGAGTTGATTGGTACGTTACGTCAGGCATCACAACCTAACCCACAAGCACAACAAATACAACAACAGCAAGCTCAAATGCAGATGGCACAATTACAAGCACAGATTGATGCCTTTGCAGGACAAGCGGCTGAATCACGAGCACGGGCTGAAAAGTACAGTGCAGAAACACAATTAGCTGAATATGAGGCTATGACAGATCGCATCAAGGCTCTTTCTACCAACCTAGAACCGGGCATTGAAGACGATAAAGAGTTTGAGCGTAGGGCTAAGACAGCCGAACTAGTGCTCAAAGAAATGCAAATGAGAGCATCACAAGGAGTGACAAATGCTAACACCAACCGAAATGCAGAAACTATTGGATCAAATCAACAACAGGTTCGACTTCCTGAACAAGCGAATCGACCAACTGGAGGAGCAACTCTCCAAGCAATCCCCCAAGCCCAAAACCAAGGCTAATGAGAAAGTTGCAGAAAGTGCTTGACATTTTCTAAAAAGTATGGTACAATATATCTAAAGAACCATTAAGGATAATTCTTTTGGATCAAGAAACACAAAAGTATTACGAAACATATTTTGAATTGTTTGCTTCCGATGGTTGGAAACAGTTCATAGAAGAAACTAAAGAAATCCATGATGGATACAAAATTGAACACATCAAGGATGAAACAGATTTAAGTCGTATCAAAGGAGAAAGAGCTATGCTCTTCCGGGTATTACGATTTGAAACGGGCATTAAGTCTCACTACGATTTGATTATGGAAAAATCTGATGATTCGTAGGTACGATTTTAAATGCACCGAATGCAATCACATTGAAGAACAATGGGTGGATAGCAGTGATGCTTTCGCTACTTGTCTGGAATGTGGCGAAACCGCACAGCGGGTAATCTCTCCAATCTCTACGAAGTTCAACGGTTTCGGATGGCCCGATGCCGATGATAAGTGGGCAAGAGATCACGAGAGAGCCGCTAATAAATAACACTTCCATAATGCTACGGCACGGAGTATATGATAATGGCAACATTTATAGATCAGCGTGAAGACGAAGAACTAAACGAGGACGAAGAACTCGCAAGCCTTGAGGAGACTCAACAAGAGCAACCTACTCAAGAAACACCAACAGATGACGACGATGGCATTCCTGACAAGTATCAGGGTAAGGACATTAAAGATATTGTCCGTATGCACCAAGAAGCTGAAAAGCTCCTAGGTCGCCAAAGTAGTGAAGTTGGAGAGCTTAGACGAATCGTTGATGACTTTGTCAAAACACAACTGGCAGAAAAAGAACAAGCCCACGCTAGTACGGCACAAGAGATAGACTTCTTTGAAGACCCTCAGAAAGCTGTAGAATATGCAATTAACAATCATCCAAAGCTCAAACAAGCTGAAGCTGTAACAGCACAGTTAAAACAGTCTGAAGCTCTGGCACGATTGAAGTCGCAACACCCAGACTTTGAAAACATTATCCAAGACCAAAAGTTTATGGATTGGGTAGGCAAGTCTAAGGTGCGAACTAGTTTATTGCAACAAGCAGATCAGCAGTATAATTACGATGCCGCAGACGAACTGTTTACATTGTGGAAAGAACGTCAGGAACTGATGAACACTACAGTAGAAACAGAGAAGAACGCTCGTAAGCAACAGGTTAAATCTGCATCTACAGGGAACACTAGAGGCTCTGCTGAAGCTCCATCTCGTAAAGTATATCGCCGTGCTGACATCATAAAACTCATGCAAACTGACCCTGACAGGTATATGTCATTAGCGGAAGAAATCCGCACTGCATACGCTGAGGGTCGTGTACGA